GTACAACTTTCTACCCAATCACCGTCATTCATATAAACTACGCCGTTAATGGTTTTTATCTCAGCCAAATGAATGTGCCCACATATGACGCCATCAAATTTTCTTTTCTTACAATATTCTGAAAGCGTATTTTCAAACTTAAAAATAAAGTCTACTGCTCTTTTCACCTTCACTTTAAGAAATTTTGATAAACTCCAGTAGCCGAATCCTAACCTTCTTCTAAACCAATTAAACTTAGTGTTGAAAGATAATATTGCATCATATGCTGAATCACCTAAGAACGATATCCATTTATGCAATCGTACAACGCCATCGAAAAAATCTCCGTGAGTAACAAGATATCTTTTACCGTCTATACCTAAGTGAGTACACTGATTTACGACTTCAATATTACCGAAGTTTGTATTATAGGGTATCAACAATCTTAGAAACTCATCATGATTACCCGCTACGTAAGTTACTTTGGTGCCGCTTTTTGCGAATCCCAGAATTTTTCTTATGACTCTCGTATGTGATTCTTTCCATTTTAATTTATTTTTCTTAACTTTCCATCCATCGATAATGTCACCAACAAGATATAATTCATCACATTGATTGTGAGTTAAAAAATTTAATAAAAGATTTGCTTTGCAATCTTTTGTTCCAAGATGAACATCGCTGATGAATATTGATTTGTATTTCATTTAATTTGCCAGAGGATTATCCAATGCTTTCTTAATCTTATCATCCACTTCACGGCGAATAGTTCTAAGTTCAGCATTTGTTTCACGCTCAATACGATTGACACGCTCATTAACATTTTGTACGGTAGAGTCAACTTGCTTTTGCATCTCTCTTACTTGTGAATCAGCACTGCGGCGAATCTCTTTTATTTCTGCTTCAGTACCAAGTCTAATTTCTTTTATTTCACTGTCAATCTGTCTTCTAATTTGGTTTATATCTTTTTCAACTTCACGTTGAGCAACTTTCGATCCGCGTTCAACACCTTCCAGTACAGTCTCAGTTCTACGAATATCACCTTTTAAATTTTGATTAATATCGCGGGTATATCCGACAACTTTTTCGCTGTTCTCTTCTAATTTAATAATACGTGCTTCATACTCACTGAAGTCGGGAGCAACATAATTTGCAATTTTCTTCTTCATGCCCTCATAATCTTTATACGCTTCGAATACACCGTACATACCACCAATCACAGATGAAACAATACCAAAAGCAATCATAAGTTTTGCAGGTGTAAAACTATAACCACCAATACTGATAACAGTATCTTTACTAGCATACTTCTTCATTGCATCTTGAAGTTCATCGACTTTTTTATCAACGTTTTTATCTTCTGTACTGCTCATCTACCATCTCCTTATGGATTCTATCTGATCTTTGATTAAGTTGCCTTAAAGCTCTTGCGTTATCACTAATAGTTGCTCTCTTATAAATATCTTCTGCTTTGTAAAAAGGCAGGTCAGGCAATTTCGCCTGTTCATACGCACTAAAACCAGGAACAGTCGATAATGAAGCCATCACATCATCTTGCGGGTCCTTTTGAGCGTTTCTTTGGGAAGATTGTTGACTTCTCTGTTGATCACCCGCGCGTCGTTGTTGTTCTCTTATTTGTTGCCTTTGTTGTTGGGGTGACTGTGGCGAAACATTACGACTTGTTATACCAGTTCCTAGTTGCTGAGATTGTTGGTTAGAACTCAGGGCTTGATTAACAATTGGATCACTTGTTACTTGTGGTGTAGTTAATAACTTTGCAACATCTTCATTACCCACCGAAGGTACAGGTAATGATGTTGTTGTAGTTACTGTGGTAATTTGCTGTGCAGTGGTATAACCTGGGCACTGTGGGTTGCTTTGTGGGTTTGCAGAACATGCATCAGCAATTTGTTTCTTTCTAAAAGCGTCTGCATATCCTGGGCAACCAGAATTGTATAATGGGTTTGCCGTGCATTGCTGATTGAAAAATGCCTGTTGATAAAGTGGACATGCTGTAGAAAAAAGGGGATTTGAAGTACACTGCTGGTTTAAATATGCTGATTCATAAAGTGGGCATGATGTACTCGAAAGCGGATTTTCATTGCAGGTCTTATCAAATAAGGCTTTAGCATATCCTGGACAAGATGAGTTATAAAGAGGATTTGCTGTGCATTGTTGGGTAAAATATGCTTGTTGATATTCAGGACATAAAGGAGAAAATAGTTGATTTAAACTACATTGTTGTGCTTGATAAGCAGCAGCATAGCCTGGGCAATTCGATCCAAATAGGGGATTTGCTGAACATTGTTGATTGAACCATGCTTGTTGCCATCCTGGGCACGATTGACTGTAAAGTGGACTAATTGCACATTGTTGCTGTAGAAATGCCTGTTGATAACCTTCGCATGTTGGTGATGCGAGAGGATTTGCACCGCAAGGATCAACAGAATATCTTAAACGAACATCTATATCTCTTATTTCAGGACCATAATAACCTTTCCATTGCCCATCATCTCGACTTGAAATATCTATGGAAACATTTCCTACAGATGCTAAACTATACTTATTTTTAAAATCTTCAATTCCCGTAAATCGTGTCCAGTCATTAATACGTCTACCATAATCGAAAGTTTTATTTTCTATGATGTTGATATTCGTATTATCGTAAAGAGATACACGAATAGTTAAAGGATCAAAAGATGGGTTTTGATTTGATCCTGCATTAGCATTTTTAATAGTCCAGCCGTATTGATACCCACGAACCTGAATACCAGTTCCAGATAGTGCTTGATTGACGGCTATGTTTTGGTGTAAAATTGAGCCGCCATAGCTAAAAAGTATAGCTCCGTCTGCTGACCTTTGAACTGGGCAAGGACCTCCTGTTGTACCACCCCAAATCATTCCGTTATGCTGAGTTAAACATCCTTGCCAACCTGTTTGGTTGATTATGTTTGAGGATGTTTGTATATCCTGAGCGTTACAGAAGAAGGAGAAGAACAGCCAAGACGCCAAGCCCAGCAGAAACTTTTTGCCAGAAACTTGCATTCGAATTCTCGCTTATAGGTTTAGGTTTACGATCTGGAGATGATTCCCAAATTCTTTTAGCATCCTCACCTATTCTACCATCAACTGGGCATGGGGTTCCAGCATTCATCATGGCATCAAAAACTCTATCATCTTGGCATAAAGTAGCCACAGCAGCAACCTTCATACCCATATCGTATAAGTTTTTGGCAAGTTTTAATCGTTCGCAATTTAAATCACGAACCATTGTTCCACCAGAAATACCCAAAATTTGTGTTTGAACGGCACCACCCACTCCTACGGTACATAAATCATTATTGAGTACATTAAAAGAAGGAGAGATAGCCGAAGCTGGAGGAGACCTAACAGTGGTATCATTCACACTATTAGAATTTGTAGTTACTGTGCTGGTACTTTTCGAATCAGTAACTATCACATCAGATTGAGCAAACGTTAATGAAGACATGACAAAAAGTACCAAGAAGGTTAACTTTTTGTACATTTTACATCCTTTTCTTGACTTTATAGACTTATATGATATAATATATTTATGAATATATAATGTTATAATTTCATTAAGGTGATAAAATGACTCCATCAATTATGTTATTCGATAATTTTTATGCAAATCCGACTGATGTTAGAAACTTTGCTCTCAGTATGGATTTTAATATTTCCGGTAATTTTCCTGGGTTTAGGACTAAACCTTTGGATGGTGAAAACAATAAAAACGCTAAACTATTAATGGAAAATATAATAAAAAAGAAAATAGTTTGGTGGCCAGAAGAGTATAATACTGCCTTTCAGTATACAACTGAAAATGATGAAACATGGATTCATTACGACCCTACTAATTGGGCAGCCGTTTTGTATCTAACTCCTGATGCACCACTTGATTCTGGAACAGCCATTTACATGCATAATGAAACTAAAATTTATATGTTGGACAGAAATGATCCAAAAACAGATTTGAATCAATATGGTAGAGATTTAACACAATGGACACCTATTGCTAAGGTTTCAAATATTTTTAATAGATTGGTTGTATATCGTGGCAATTATTATCACAGAAGTGTCAAACCAGGGTTTGGGCAAAACCAACACAATGGTAGACTTTTTCAAACTTTCTTTTTCAATACTGAGGATTAAAAAATGAATATTTTAGGAATTAAACTTGTGACTGGTGAAGAAATCGTTGCAGATGTAACTTTCACTGAAGATGGTAGATTCAAATTAACAAACAGTGTTCAACTCAGGCTTATGCCACCGCAAAGACCTGGAACTGAACCGTCGATGGGATTTGCACCGTTTCCTGCTCTAGCAAAACAAGGTAAAGATGTTACGACCGTTATTGAACCTTTACATATTGTGTATACTTATGAGCCAGAAGATGTTATAATTGACAATTATCGGGCAGCTTTTTCAGGCATCGTAACTCCAACCAAACAGATTATTACAGGATAATGACAAACTTTTACACAAATGTGCAAGCCGTTGGTAGCAACATACTTTTCAGAGGTGTTGTAAACGGCAAAAAAATCAAAAATAAGATCGCCTATCAACCAAGACTTTTCGAACTTGCAAAAAAGGTTACACCATATACCACTTTAAATGGTGAATATCTTCAAGAAATAAAATTCGATTCGATGAGAGAAGCCCGAGATTACCTTCGTCAATTTGAAGGTGTCTCTGGCAAAAAAATCTATGGCAATTCAAGATTCGAATATGCATTTATTGCTGACCAATATAAAGGTATGATCGAATGGGATTTAGATAAAATTTCAATCGCTATTCTAGATATTGAGGTCGGATCAGAGAATGGATTTCCAGATCCATATCAAGCAAATGAACCAGTTACAGCAATTTCTGTCAAGTATGTAAATGGTGATATTTACGTTTTTGGTTGTGGTGACTATAAAGTAAAGGGTGAAGAACGTTACACTAAATGTGTAGATGAATATAATCTTCTAAAGTTCTTTTTGAAATTGTGGGAACAGAAATGCCCAGATATTCTAACAGGCTGGAATACTAAGTTTTTTGATATTCCATATCTTGTTAATCGCATGAGGAAAATTCTAGGTCCTGATGAAGCAAAAAAGCTTTCACCTTGGAATATGATTTCTGAACGGGAAGCATATGTCATGAATCGAAAAATGACTGTGTATGAATTGGTTGGTATTGGTGATTTTGATTATCTTGAACTATACAAGTGGTATTCACCCAGTGGTAAATCACAGGAATCATACCGTCTAGATAATATTGCAAACGTAGAAATTGGTGAAAAGAAGATTGATTATTCAGAATACGAATCATTACATCAACTTTATAGACTCGATTTTCAAAAGTTCATTGAATATAACATTAAAGACGTAGAACTTATTTTGAAACTTGATGACAAGTTGAAGTTGCTTGAACTCGGTATTACTCTTGCATATGACACAAAGTGTAACTATGATGATGTGTTTGCACAAACAAGAATGTGGGACGCACTGACGTATAATCATCTGCTTGAAAATAAAATTATAGTTCCGCCAAGAGTAATTAAAGAAAAAGATGCCGCATTTGAAGGTGCTTATGTAAAAGAGCCTCAAGTCGGAATGCATGAATGGGTTGCATCATTTGACCTTAATAGTCTTTACCCACACCTCATGATGCAGTATAATATTTCACCAGAGACTCTTATCGAGCCAGAGAAATACACTCAAGAAATGAGAGATGTACTATCTCAAGGTGTTTCTGTCGATAAACTTTTGCATAAAAAAATCGATACATCAAGTTTGGAAAATGTGACTTTGACTCCCAATGGGCAATTTTTTAGAACTGATTTTCAGGGCTTTCTACCAAAAATGATGGAAGAAATGTACGAAGACAGGAAAAAATTTAAGAAGTTAATGTTAACCGCCAAACAGGAGAAAGAAAAAGAAACAAATGAAAGCAAAAAATATGAGATTGAAAAGCGTATTGCTCGTTACAACAATCTACAACTTGCAAAAAAAGTTTCTCTAAACTCCGCTTACGGTGCTTTGGGAAGTCAGTATTTTCGTTTCTATGATTTGCGCATGGCTCTTGGTGTTACAACTGCTGGGCAATTAAGTATTCGTTGGATCGAAAAGAAGATGAATGAATA